GATGCTGTCGAAGTTCTCGCTCAGGAAGCTCACCGCCTTGGTGACGGCGGGCAGCGCCTTGGTTCCCAATTCCTGCAACGTCACGTTGAGCTTGTTCCGCAAGATGGCGTATTGCCGCGAGACGGCTGCGTTCATGGTGGCCGCCGCCTCTGCCGACTCGCCGGTATTGTCGGCGTACCCCCCAAGGAGCCCCGCCGCCCGCGCGGCGGAATCGCCAGTCAGGGCGAGCACCGCCTGGAGGGCCTCCGCACCCCCGACCATCGTGGCGAGCGGCACGCCGGTCTTATCTGCAATGTCCGACAGGGTCTGCAACGCGCCCGCGAACCCTTCGGCCTGGATGAGTGCTTCGGTACTTTCAATCCCGAGGAGCTTGAGTTCTTCCGTTAGCGTCGCTGACGGGGTCGATAACCCGATCAGCGACGCCTTGACCTGCGTGAATGCTTGCGCGGTGGGTGCGCCCGTCAGGGTAATCGCTGCCACGGCGGCGAGCAGTTCGTCGAGGCTCACGCCCATCGACGCCGCGATCGGACCCGCCTGAGAGAATGAGGCCGCCAGCTCCCCGATCGACGTCTTACCGATCCGCACGGTGGTGAAGAACGAATCCGCGATATCGGCGGTGGTGCCCGCATCCTCGCCAAACGCATTCGATGCCGAGGTAAGCAAATCGGTCGCGGATTGCAGATCCGTCACGCCGCTGATGGCGAGATCGGACGCCGACTTTAGAAAGGTGAAGACGTTATCCTCGGGCACCCCGGCGGAGATCGCCTGGTAGAGCGCGGGGATGACCTCGGTCGTGGAGATCCCGATCGCCTTGCTCAGATCAAAGACATCCTGCCGCAGGAGGTTGAATCCCTCGTCGCTGAGGGTGGGCAGCAGGGTCCGCACCTCGCGCAGTGCCTTATCGGTATCCGCCGCCATTTTGATCGAGGCAATCCCGATCCCCGCGATCGCTGTTCCTGCCGCGAGCGCGCCGATCTTGAGCGCCTTCTGGAACTTCCGGAAGTTGCCCTCGGACTGCTTGAGCCCCTTCTGGGTTTCATCCTTGAGGCGCAGCAGGATCTGGAGTTCATTACGGCCAGCCATTACGTGTCGCGATGCCTCCGTGCTACTTCCGCTTCGGCTTCCATGAGTATCAGTGCTTGATCACCGAACCACGCGGGGGCCTCCATGAGTTCCCGGTAGCTCCATTTCATCCGGTCGCAGATTGCGAGGGCAGCAAAGTCGGCAGGGAGTCGCCCTCCGGGTTGCTGGGGGTCGATGGCGAGGCTGAGCCGGGCGACGACTCCTCGCCTTCCCCCTCGGGCACGGCAGGCACCAAGGTCAGCAGCGATTCGACAATCCACTGCAACGAGAGGGTGTCGAGGTCGGCCACATAGTCCGCCGTCACCTCGCCCTCCGTGTAGGACCAGTCGCGGATACACCCGGCAAGCGTCTCGTTGATCGTGGCCCGGTCATCCTTGAAGTCGAACTCCGCGAAGGTCGCCTGCTCCTCCCAGGAAGGCGGGCGCAGGCGGGCGAACTGCCCCGCTTCGTGGGGATGCTCAAACCGCGTCGGGGTGGTCTTGCTCACTAACATTCTTCTGCCTCTCTCTTGCTTCGCTGGCTTAGGGGAACGAGGACGCGAGGTTCGTCACGACGACTTCCGAACTTTTGGAGGCCGTCGTTTCGTACCGATTCAGGAGGTGCAGTGAGGTGACCAGCTCCCCGTCGTCGTCGCTGCCCAGTTGCCCCGGCAGTGAGTCATCTTGGTGGTCATAGAACCCGTCGAGGACGACCGAGGAGTTGATCGGGCCTGCTTGGATCTGTACGCCATCGTCGAGTTTGACCCGAACGGCCCGCCCGGTTCCGGCAGCCTTCGCCGCTCGTTCTTGGACCACGAGTCCCGCGTTCGCCGCGTTGTGCAGTATGTTGATCGACAGATCCACGACGTGCGGGCGCAACGCGACCCCGGTCAGATCCAGCCCGGCCCGCCCATCGATCGTGAAACGCGGGACGCCCTTCATCGTCATCTTCCACGTCCACGACAGGATCTCGCCGGAGATTTGGGTCGTGCCGAGATTGGCCCAGGTGCCGTCGATGTAAATCTTGGCCAGTGGGGACGCGATGTTGACCAGCGTCGGCAGGGCAATTCCCGTCGCCGCTGACTTCGCCGAAGTGGCACGGGACACCATCGACCAGCTCAGTGTCGGCGTCGCATCGAGCCCGCCACTGATCTCCATTTCTGTCGTGAAGCCATATGTCGCGGTGAGCGAATCCAGGTTCGTTCCGTCGGACGCCACCGTCTCGATCGTGTACGTCGTCCGGTCGATGCCTGCGCCGAGGAAGGTCCAAATCTTCGCCGTGCTTCCGGTCGGCGTCACGCCGCCATCCATGCCACTCAACAGCGGCAGCAAGATCTGGGTGAAGTCGAGCGGCCCGCCGAACGAGAACTCCGGCGCAAACCGGGTGGGCACGGACGCCTGGAACGTGCGTTCCAACAGTCCCGTCATCTGATTCTCATTCGTGTGCAGCGTGACGCCCTCGTTGACGCTGGCCGACTCCAGGGACAGGAGGCGCGTCCCGTTGACCTCGGAACCCGCCGTCGTCTCCACGCCCACCTGGACCCGCGTCAGCGGGCGGATTGCAGCAGTCATAGTTCAATTACCTTCCTGGCCGCTTCAGCGACCTATTTCTCGGCAGTGGTGGCTTTACTCGCCTTTGACGGTTTCGGCGCGTCAGCGCCATCTGAGGGGCTCCCAGCGGGTGATTCGTCCCCGATCTCCCCGTCGACGAGCTGGAACGTCGGCCACTCTTTCGAGCACCCGAACGCTTCGCCCTCCTCGACGGTCAGGTCGCGGGCGGGCACCCCCGGCGGTGGCCCTTTGCCTAGATATTTCCAATAGCTGCTCATGGTGCGTACGTTGCCCCTTCTACGATTGAAAAGTCGAGATTCATATCGATCCCCACGTAAGTCTGTCCGCCGTAGGTCAGCCCCACGAGCGTCGGCGAATTGCCCCGCACGTCGGCCCGCGTCACGTTCCCGTTGAGCGTGACATCGAGGCGGAGATCCGCCAGGAATTGCTCGAACAGGGCCGTGGCGATATCGGCGGCGCGGTCCAGGTCGCCGTCCTCGACGGCCAGTTGCATCCGCACGGAGTACATCCGCTCCGCCAAGCTGACCGCCCGGCGCTCTTCGGCGAACGTCCACGAGTTGAAGAACAGCGGCGTCTGGCTCAGCGCCTCGGCCTGGTTCGGGACATATTTGTACGCCTTCCGCACGGTGGTCGAGATTGGGGACGAAATGGCGACCGCCTCCTGGAGCACGACGAGACGATCGAGGGCGGTGCGGAGGCTCATCGCAGCCACTCCCTTTTCACGCCCGCCATCAGGTCGCGCATCATCGCGGGCATCTCGCGCTGTATGGCCTCGGCCCCGCGCTTCATAAAGAACCGCCCTTTGAGGCCGCGCCGCCCGATGGCCCGTGCAATCACAAAGGCCAGGCTAGGGTCGATCCCCTTGCGCCGCATCCACGGCAGCAGGGCCGACGACGGCGGCGGCGGTGCGCCCGCCCGGCGTCCGACTTCCTGAACCTGAAAATAGAGCTGCTCGTTCTGGAAGAACACCCGCGCGGTCAGATCGTCGACCTCGACGGCGAGCGAACGTGCCAAGCGCCCGGTATCCTTCGGCGCGTTGAGCTTGGCTTCGCGCTCCCCGATCAGCACGGACTTGTTGAGCACGGTCTTGATTGGGGCGCGGAGGAGGCGCGGGTTTTTCATTTTCCGCAGCAACGGCTCCAGGCCCTGGAGTTCGACGTCGAGTGCATAGGGGGCGGATGGCGCAACCATCAGAACCCCTTCGGCTTGTAGACCGCGACGAGGCGGTGCAGGATCTTCTGGGCCTCGTTGGAGGCTGAGATCACCTGGTCAAACTCTTGGATCTGATTGGTGGCCCGTGGGGATTGCAGGCGGAGGATTGCGGCCAGCTCGATCGTGGCGGTTCGGATGGCGGCAGGCACCGCAGGCCAGCCGAAGGTTCCCACTACCCGCACGCGGTGCCCACGGAAAGCACCGGGATTCCCCCATGATGTGAGCTGGATCGCCCGATAGGGATTGGGCTCCGGCCCTTGCGGGGCATTGATCGGCCAGAGGATGTAGTCGCTCGAAGTCAGCGCGGTTTCATCCGCGAACGATCCATCGTTATCGGTGTCAATGGTGACCGAGGCCGCCGTGACGAGATCATCCACGAACAGGATTGACCGATCGAACGCCAGCGGGTCCGGGTCGTAATCGCGGGTGACATTGGAGGCGTCCAGACTGAAGAACCGACCGACCGTGCGGTCGATCATGCGGGACACCGCCGCCAAGTCGTGCTCGATATCGGCGTTGGTGTTTGGCGCACCAGAAGTCTCAGTAATACGCCGGGCGGTTCGGTACTGGCTGGCGGTCGCGTAGGCGTCGGTAATGGCCATCTGGCTCCCTCTCCGCATAGGCAGGAGAAGGGCCGACCACTCAACGAGGATCAGCAAGAGAGGGTACTAGTCCTCGGAGCAGTCGGCCCCTTTCGTCACCCGCCTGGGCTGGCGCTTCTTTTCCGATGGCGGGGTGGCCTTCTCAGCCGTCGGCCCCGCCATCGCCTTGTCCCGTTCAGGTCGCTGCATTACGCCGCCGTGTTCAGGCGTCGGTAATAGATGACCAGGTCCACGTCGCCCGACAGGTGATCGACCGAGATCCCGAGCGGGCAAGGGAGCCCTTCCGGGAGCCAGACCGTTTCCGATCCCGCCGCCGCCACGTTGACCCGCACGATCTTGCCCGCAGCGGCACCGGTTGCGCCATTCACGATATCGAACGTCGACGCCCCGGACGCGCCATCGCGGACTGAGTATCCGCACAAGCGGAGCCCAGCGACGGCGGGCACCGTCGCGTCGTCGTCCGACGTGAGCGCCGCCACGATCACCGATTCATAGTCATTTGCAACCGGCATGATTTAGCGGCCTCTCCTAGCTGAATGCGACGAAGGGAACGACCCGATAGAACACCCGGACGGATAAGGTGCCGTCGCCGTTGGTGTGCTCGGTGCCGCCGTTCATATCGAGATCGATGGCACTGTTGGCCTTGAGCGCCTGGCCGAGGGGCGGCGTGATGAACAGCGAGGAATCGGCGCTGGCTTCGATAAATGCCGTACCCTGCGCCTCGGTTCCCAGCTCGGTGATTTCCGCACCGCCGTTGTAGAGAATCGCCAGGGCATCGTCTGCCGCGTCCTGGGCGAAATTGGTGCCGCCATGATCCAAGAACAGGTGGATCCCTGTCACCGCAATCGCCAACGCAGCACCGGGTGCCGCGACGAGTTCGATATTGGTGGCCGCGAGGGCGTTCACCTGCGCGGCGGAGAGCTGCGTGTCGACGCTGAGTTCCCCGTACTCAACCCCGGCGGAGGCCTCCCCCCCCGCGCTCCGCACTTCGCCCACGACGGGATTATTGATTGCCAAGACAGCCATTTGGTTGCCCTTTCCGTTGTGGTCGTTCTAGATCCCGGTGACGGTCGTGAAGGCGTCCTCCCGGCGGACGACCAACCCTGCGCGCATCTCGGCGAGAACCGCCTTGACGCCCTGGATGAAGTAGCTCGCGTGCTCGCTGGAGATTTGGACCGCGACCCCGCGCCGGACCGCGACGTAGCAGTGAGACTGGAAGGCCCCCACCAGCGCGGTGTTCTCGGTGATGTCAGAATCGACGACGACGGGCTTGCCCCAGATCGTGTCGACACCGGCCTGCGAGGGCGGGCCAAAGACATACACCCCGTCCGTGGTCGTGAGGAGTCGAATGTCCTGCCAGTCGTTCGGGTGAATGATCACCGCATCGGGCTCGACCCGCGCGGTAAAGCGACTGGTTGTCATCGCCTTGTAGATGGCATCGGGCACGTTGTCGGTGCCCTTCGCTTGCGTCCCGTTGGATCGGCCTGCGTCAAAGAATCCTTCGATGTTCGGTGCCGTGCCGTTACCGACAAGCACTTGCAGGTTGAGGCGCTGCCGCACGCCCAGGATCATATCGGTGTCGATGATGGCGGCGAGCTGGGCCTCGTCCTCCAGCTGCTCATCCGTGATCGGGATGAAGTAGTTGATCTTGCGAATCGGCTCGGTGATCTCGGTGAAGGCTTCCACGCCCTCGGGGGCCGACTGCAACGAGCCATTCGTGGACTCCGCAATCTCTGCGGCGGCATTCGTTCGGGTGGTTTGCCGCATGAAGACGACGGCGGCGGGGCTGACCGGACGGCTCGGCAGAAGGTCGAGCGTCGTGGTCGGCTGGCCTGCGGCGGCGATCGGCACCACGTCCCCGGTCCGGACCGACTCCGGTGCGAACCCGGCCCCCGTGCTCATCACGGTCTTGAGGATGGCATCGCGGCGCGGATCTTTCATGCCCATCAGGGCCGCTGCATCCACGTCGTCGAAGTTGACCGCGTCGCCACCACGGGGACCGCGCTCGGTGTACCCCTTGCTGGCGAGGAAGCGGTCGCCCATCGTTTGGATTGCGGCCATGCTCTTCGCGGTCTCGACGTGCGGGACGCGGGTGGCGGGCGTGTTGAACCGCCTGTGCGCGTCTTCGCTGATAGTACGGATGTTGTCCGTTTCGGTCTTTGCCGCGTGGACCGCAGACAGAATCGCTTGCTCCGCGTGGCTGGCTCGGACGTATTGCTCCAGCGCGTCGCCGTCATCCAGTTGGACCGCCGTCACCTTGGACGGGTCCATAGGGTCTCCGGCCTGGGCGAAGACATCGTGCAGTAGTGCCCGTTCCTTGACCAGCCGCTCGTGCAGCTGGTCCGTGCTGAGGCCAGAGGCCTCGTGCCGCAAGTCCTTCGCGGCTTGGTCGTCCATCCGGTACGTCATTCGAAATATCCAATCTCGTAACGGAGCCGGATCGCGCTGAGCGATTCGATCCCCTCCTGCGCTGGTTCGATCGCCGTCGTCTTGCTCGCCAGCGTCAGGAGTTCCAGCAGCTTCGCCTGCAAAGACTCCAGCCGCGCAACGTCGGCCTTCCCGATCGGGCGGTCGTTCTCCTGGCGGTGCGCCGCCCGAATGCCAGCCCGTGCAATCACATCGTCAATGGCGGCCAGGGTGGCCGTGATCTGGTCGTCAAAGCTCTTGAGGCTCTGCACGGTTGTGCCCTCACCCGCACCCACCAGCACGAGCGAGACCTCGCGCGGCGTGGCCTGCACGATCACGTTCTCCGCGCCTGCGCTGCGCTCTTCCTTGGAAGGCTCTCGCCGTTCGTCCACCTTGAATCCCCAGGAGAACTCTTGATTGACGCCTGCGGCGATCAGCCCCTTGGTGGTCTTGTAGGCGTTTGCGCCGTCGCTGGTGTCGAGGAAGAACTGACCATCGAGGATCTTGCTCGCCCCGTCCGTGCGGGTCGTCCCGGCACCGACCGCGAGGCTCGTCCACTGGTGGCCCTGCAATAGCGGGAGTTTGATCCCGTCCGCGATAGCGGAGTCCAGGACGATATCCCGGTCCTTATCCACGACGCCGGTGGTGCTGAACACGACCGAGAAGGCCCCGCTCTCATCGTCCGCCTTGAGCGTGAATGGAGCCGTGAGGGTCTTGAGGTCCATATCGTGGGTCTCCTCTGATTGCCGAGGGTATCACGATCCTGCGGTCCACGTTTGCTTCTGGAATCGTTGCGCCCGACACCGTGCTCCCGCAGGCACAGAAAAGCCCCGGCCAGAGGGCCGGGGCGCTGGGTGGTGGTGGCGGGTGACGGCTAGAGTCCGCCTAGCGCGTCGAGGGCGCGGCGGGTGATAACGGTCTCGCCATTGAGCCCGTACCCGATGAGGGCGTCCGCAACCTGATCAACGCTCTGGATGTCGCCATCGCGGAGCGCGTCGCCCGCGACGCTCCAGGTCGCGGCCATCGCGTAGA